TCAATCTCAGCCTCTATCATTTTTAATCCAAACTTAGATGAATTAATCCTGTGCCCTAGTTCATCCAATTTTATTTTTAGTAGTTTGTATTCCTCACCGATATTATAAACTTCCTGATCTAAATGACCATACTGTTCAATGAGTTTGTAGTTTTGGGGAATCTTGCTGAGTTCACCAGCAATTTTGTCGCAATAATATTGTAATCTGTCCACACATTCATCCATTGCTACTATTTATTGAGATTATTATACATGTCCTTGGCCGCCGCAATCCTAAATTCTAGATCTGTCGACGGCCATTGAATCATAAAATCACCTTCTTGCCACTGTCCATCGGTTCCCATTATATCGTTAAAATTTGTTCGCTCTTTGAGTCGAGGTAAGTTTTTATAGTCATACGAATTCATTACACGTTGTGGGAGAACCTTGCCAACCCTACCCCAAAATGTCCCATTTTGTACTATACCTGTTTCTTCCAAGTGTGTTCCAACAAAGAGATCCTGAATAAGCTGATTTTCAAACATATACCAATGTCTGTACAGGGGCATACCAGCTACAATCGTATCAAGAAAAGCCCTACCAATTGGTGAATTTCGAATAATCATATTCCCACAATTAATACCATTACAGTCAGCTGGAATCAAAATGTGTGTATTGTTATCCGAATATTTTTCAATAATATCTTCAACCTTTATATCGGAATTTGTAATCATGACATCACAGTCCGTGTTCAATATCCATTCAGCATCCGGATATTTTTCCATCGCTTCAATCATGACAAATATTTTACCCCACCCCGCGGGAACGTGGGTGTCTGGAATTGGTGGGAGTTTGGCAATCACCGGTTTTCCACAAGCTTTTGCACCACAATCATTTGAATAATGAAGTTTGTACCCATGTTTCAAACAGTATTGTAATTTATTTTTGTATAGAGTCCATTCCGCCAATGGTTCATATTTTTCATCGTGAGCCGATACGACAACAATCATATACTACACACACCAAAGTTTTTTAACTACATTAATAAATCATATAGGTCCGTATTAGAAGGTGGAGCAATTGTATATGTCCCAGTTTCATCCTTCTTCCATCTACTTTTCTGCTTATCCATAGACTTAATGTGCCACATGGCGAGAGATGGAACAGCTTTAATTCCAGACATTTTCTCTGAACCGGTTAACTTTGTATGAAGTTCATCTGTCCAGTTAATATAGTCACAATTCTTATGAATGCGTAGCTGATAATCGGGCCAGTTTATAAAACCAACCTCATTTACATTGAAACCAAACTCTTCCGCCTCACTTTCAGTTATGTCTGGATGAATATTGATTCGTGGAACTGCAATAATTTCAGATCCAGTTTCTTCAATAACACGTTTGACAATCTTGATGAGAGATTCTTGTGGTAGTTCATCCGCATCGATGTAGAAAATATATTCACCCTTCGCCTTTTCTATATGAAAATCTGCGTTTGTTTTGAAATTATCAAATGGTCTCTCGTATACTGTGATTCTCTCTTTAAAATGTTCTAATACGAGAGAAACTTTTTCAGTAGTATTACCAGAATCTACGACAACATCAATATAATCTTCATCATCAATAGTTTTCGTGAGAAAATTCAAAAGTGAAAAAAGTTCTCTCGATTCGTTACAAACTTGTATAGTATAGGTGAGTTTCATATAAGTCTTTATACATTTAAAGTTTTTAAGCTCTATAAATACAATGGTTGAATATCACGACTTGACAATTCGCGATGGATGTCACGCGATATCACATAAACTCACGGCGGATATGATAAAAAAACATTGTATCTTCGCCGAAAAAGCTGGGATACCCGTCATGGAGATTGGTCATGGAAATGGTCTCGGGGCGTCTTCGATACTTATCGGGGAAGCTGAACTCACTGACATAGAGATGATATCTTTAGCCAAAAATTATCTCAAAAATACGAAAATGTCAGTCCACGTAATCCCCGGTTTAGCGACTATAGAAAGAGATATTGATCCAGCCATCAATCTCGGTGTAGATATATTTCGTATCGCATCACATTGTACAGAAGCGACGATGACTAAAAGTCATATTGAATACCTGGTATCCAGAGATAAAACGGTATACGGGGCATTAATGATGTGTGCTACATGTCCCCTAGATGTACTCGTCGGTGAAGTTGAAAAAATGAAATCGTATGGTGCATCGGCAGTTATAATAATGGACTCAACTGGTTCATTTTTTCCAGAAGATGTTGAAAAAACATTTACAGAACTTTCAAAAATTGGAATACATTTAGGATTTCATGGACATAATAATTTAGGCTTGGCTGTAGCGAATTCACTGACAGCTATAAAAAATGGTGCGACGATCATAGACGCAACGGTTCACGGTTTTGGGGCGGGGGCTGGTAATACACCTTTGGAAATTATGACCACACTTCACCCATGTGGGAATATTCACATAACCGAAACACCCAACTATACACACCCGGTTACCAAGATTATCAACATATTAACGGCTAAGCATAAACTTCACTCAGTCTTCGAAAAGGCAATTTTAGAATCAAGTGAAAAATATAACATTTCAATTGCCAAGCTTGTAGAAGAACTTGGAAATAGAAAATTAGTTGCGGGTCAAGAAGATCTCGTAAGGGTTATTGCCTCTCAGATGTCCGAACAATCTTAGAAGATTTTTCAGATATTGTGTCACCCATTATACGTGTAACGATATCCATAGGTAAGACGGGTGACATTTCTTCTATAGGTGGTGCGAAAATTGAACCATCCATTTGTACCACTCCCTTTACTTTGGGTATGAAATCTTGGTCGGGGGGCATAAATAATTCACATATAGCAGGACCTTCGTAATCCATGAAACGGGGAAAGTAAAAATGAAACTCGTTCCATGTTTTAATCCTATATCCTTCATAACCGAAAGCCTTAGCCACCTTCATATAATCTGGTAAAACTATACCAGTATTTTCATCAACTGCAGTATAATTACCTTTGAATAACATTTTTTGTGTGTGCTTAATCATCAAATATCCGTCGTTGTTGAATATTACAATTTTAACGGGCAATTTATGTTGAACGATTGTTTGTAGTTCCTGTATGTTCATCATCATACCACCGTCACAATTTAAACATAACACCTCTCGACCCTTCCCACCAATTGCCGCACCAAAAGCAGCTGGTAAGCCATACCCCATTTCACCAAGTCCATAAGAAGAAAACATAGTCATATCCCCACCAAGATGGATAGATTGGTGTCCAGACAGAAGAGCAGTCCCCATATCAGTCACGATAATTTGATTTGGTTTCAGGTAATTTGAAATTTCTTGAATCATTCTGTATGAATTTGGAAACGCATCGTCTTTGTGATTTTTGTCAACTATCGGAAACTCTTCGCGTATAGATTGACACTCTTGAATCCAAGAATCACATGAACTTTTAACACCCGACATTTTTTCTAAAAATCCACCACAGTCCGCCCTAATTGGGAGATCGACAAATTCTTTAAACTCAGATTCGTCTATATCAACCATGACTATAGTGGCATTTCGAGCAACTTCTTTCATATCGTACCCAGTTTGTGGTATTGTCAACCGTGTTCCGAGTGTGATGAGAAGATCACACTTTTGGAAGATGAAGTTAGCCGAACGCTGTCCATACACCCCAGGGCTCCCAAAAAAAAGTGGATTATTGTGGTCAATTATATCGATAGCAGACCATGTGAGTAAAGTTGGGATATTCAAAGATTTCATACGAGACCTGAAAAGTTCGACAGACTTTGAAAGTTTTATACCATGACCAGCCAATATAACTGGACGTTTCGAATTCTCTACAAGTTGACATACGCGTTCAATTTCTTCGGTGGTCGGCATTACCACTGGAGGTGTCCCCCGCGTCCAAAGTCGGGGTGTAATCATAGACGATTGAACATCGAATGGAAAATCGAGTAAAACTGGACCCATTCGTCCAGAAAGTGCGGTATTGTACGCATGCTCAAGTTCATCTTGAACACTTGGAGCATCCACAAGTTTGGCGTATTTGGTCGTCTTCGAAACCATGTGAACTATATCAAATCCTTGCGTTCCATACATTCTCCTAGACGCATGCTTTTTTACGTATTCCGCCTTTTCCTGACCAGTAATGATAATCGCGGGTGTAGAGTCTGCCCATAAACTTACAATACCCGTAATGGCATTGGTCGCACCCCCACCAGCCGTAATAAGCGCCATCGCTAGTTTACCTGATGTTCTGTAGTAAGCCCCCGCGGCCAAAACAGCAGCTTGTTCATTATGAGTATTCAGTATAGTTATACCAGATTCAGCACACGAATTGTATATGTGAGAATTTGCCGAACCGATAATACCAAATACAGTGGTGATACCATGCTCAAGTAAAAATGAAACAATCACATCACAAACTTTATTTGTCGCCATTATATATCATTGGTGAAATACTTTTAAGTATTCTCATATGTCGAGCACATGATTATATTCATTCCACACCGGTGGCTTCGCGCTCCGCGCGGTGTATACTTTCTTCGCAACTTCTATGGCGGCACAGTTGATGACATCTAAATTTCCAGCATATTTTGACAGGTAATCTTCTGAACCATATACTTTGATGGATACCATTAAAATATCATTCGATATATATTTTGGTTTCAATTCGGGGGTGTACCCTTTCACATATGTTTGCATTCGTTGTATAAAAGAGTCAAAATCCTCAAAATTTCCACCGGTTGCTCTTAAAAATATGGTCGTTTGCATCACAGTTTCGGGTAAAGGATTTACATTCAAAATAACTTTACAATTGTCTATACCCACCAATAATTTGATAGCACTTTCGGTTGTCTGTATGTACTTATCTACATTAATCCTCGTCGCCATACCAGCGCTTCCAGAAGATATTTGTGTCACGACTTCAGCATATGAGACTGTACACGAAGAAGTGAGATACTTCAATAACGGTATAGAAACCTGACCACCACATGTGATCATATTCACATTCTGTGTATGACGTAAACATTCACAATTTACATTAGGAACACACATTCTACCAATCTTAGATGGTGTCATATCAATGACGTGTATGTTTTGTGCCAAAAATACATTAGCATTCTCAATTGCCGAATATGCATCGGTACAATCAAATACAATATCACATACACCGGGGTGATCTATAAAATATTGAATTCCACTCGATTGATATGGAACATTTGGTGGTAACTTTTTGGTAGATTCACGACGTCCCACAAATGCGACAACTTTACACCCAGAAATCTTTAAAAGTTTGTACAATAAATCTGTTCCTATATTTCCAGTTCCAATAATTCCCACCCGCATCTTACTTTATATGTGTTGAAAAATCTTTAAATATATAACTTTCACCCAATTTGGAAATATCCCGAATTTCCCAACTGGCTCCAAAATAAGTCGCCCACTCTGACAATAACTTCTTCTCCGGGTAAACCAAATTACAACATTTTGGCATAAGCCATTTACTATACACATATTCCTGAACAATTTTCTTAACGTCCTCTACATCGATGAAGTCGAAGTACCTATCTCGTTCGATGATGACGTGACCCTCCTTCTTACACACCGCACTAAAACGAGTTGGAAGTTCACCTGGTCCGTAACACCCCCAAATACGCAACGAATACGCGTTAGGAATAGTCTCTATGCGTTTATCTACCACCCATTTTGAAAGGCCATACGGGTCGGTTGGTGGATTTCCACGGAGGGCGGCACCACTCGAAAAGTATAATAATTTACCCTTGAAAACTCTGGAGACATTTTCAAACATTAGTATATTTTTGTACGTCGTCATCTCATTTTGCTGATCAATACTAGAAGCACAGTGTACCACCACATCATATGTATACGTGTTGAAAAATTCCTCAACCGCTGATTGGTCCAACAAATCTACATCTTGTCGAGTGACACCCACCCAATCTGTACCACGGAGAAGATTCTTACCTATAAAACCACCTGCGCCAAGAACACACACTTTCATCTTGTTTAAAGACAAGAATACTCTTTAAATTACAATGACGAAAAAGGTTTGGTATGCTCCAAATAAATTTGAATCCTATGGGGAAGAAGAGATTGTCGCAGTTGAAAACTGTCTCCGTGATGGGTGGCTCGCGGGCTTTGGTGCGCGAACCGTAGAATTTGAAAGGAGGGTGGCCGACCTCTTTGGGAAGAACCACGGACTCTTCGTCAACTCTGGGAGTAGTGCAATTCTCCTAGGTCTATGCGCCCTCAACCTCCCACCGGGCTCGGAGGTTGTGACCCCTGCTTGCGGTTTCTCTACAACTGTCGCACCCCTCATGCAACTTGGTCTCAAACCCGTATTTTGTGACGTTGGTCTAAACTCTTATGTACCAACGGTTGAACAACTGAAGGCTGTTGTAACCCCCGAAACGAAGTGTATCCTTCTCCCCAACCTCATTGGGAATGTACCAGTGTGGCCCGAAATTCGGAAAGCCTTCCCGGGGGTGACACTCTTCGAGGACTCTGCTGACACCATCACCCACACAGTGGATACGGACATAAGCACCACCAGTTTCTACGCCAGTCATGTAATTACA